TTTTCAGTAGATTTGAAGATAATTATTAATGCTTTCTCATAGTCTCTCTCGCTAAATCGTTCAATTCACAAGGTAAGCTCTTACGCTTACGCGACGAGCTTTCTTTGTATGTAAATACACGATAAGCGAGGTTCGTGAGAAGTTGAGAAATAAATTAATTTAATTAACTTAATCTTCAGATTATGTATATATTATACCACACTTTTACCAACAATGCAAGTTTTGTTTTTCTTTGGTGAATGTTTTGATGGGTAGGAACTCGTGAGCGGAATGATAAAATATTTTAAGTAGTAAAAATTAGAAGGGATTTTCTATTTTGCTTTGCGTCCAAACTTCGAGCGATAGTTGTTCCACATATCTTGTTCCTTTGCTCGAGCTCGTTGATTTCTTCTTTTTTGTTCGTTTGTCTTGCGTCTTCTCTTTTGATTTGGCTTTTCGTAAAACTCTTTTTTACGCAAATCATCTTTTACTCCAGCATTTTCTACTTTCTTACGAAAGATTCTCAACGCTTTTTCAAATGACATATTCTTAGTATTTATTCTCGGCAAGATGGTGCTCCCTGCGCTCTTGTAAGACGGCAGAGGTCATTTGCTAGATTGTTTTGGTTATCAACTGTGGCTTGCACGAATTGTTGAACCCACGCCATATCGAACGCAAAATCTGCGTTGCTGGTGTTCATTCCGAGTTTTTGACACTCGATTATTAATGCTTTCATTAAATGCTCCGTCTGTTTATCTGCTGTTTTCTTTCTGGGAAAGTCTACTACGTTATTCATCTCTTTTCCTTGTAAATGTCCACCCACGCTTACGTAAGTAGAATACTTGTGCTCGAATTGCTACCGAGCTTCTGTTTAATTGCTCTTCGAGGTCTGACATATGTATAACATTGTAATACCTTTTTAGATATTCGCGTTCTTTGTCAGTCCATCTTCTAGTCATAAATATATTATAACAAAATGAAAAGCAAAAGTCAAGAACTATTTTTTAGTTTCTTATTGAAAAACACGGATAGTGTGAATCGATAGCTAGGTGCTATGAAAGAAGCAGGACGAATTGAGTGTGGGTGGTTTCCATCAAATATTACCGCCTTATTGGGTCGATAGGATATTACTAGGTCATCTTGACCATTATCTTTGTAGAATATGGTCTCACCATACCATTCTTCTCTCCATTCTGGGTTAATATAGTAACAAATCACTCTACTATCCCCATGAGTATGTCTAAAATTGACTGATGATGGGGTAACTAAGTTAATAACTGCTTTTTCATAAGTATAGTTTTGAAGTTCAGGTGTGTCATAAAAATAGTGCATAAACTCACCTAAATTAGTTCTATCGTAGTCATGATGTAAGCACGGATACTGTCTGTTTTCTATAGTGCTGGTATCGTCCCAACCTATTTCGTAAGTTGCTGTAACAGCTTGCGTATACAGAGTAGTCATATCGTCAATGCTCATATAATCGTTGTAAACTTTTATCATATGCATATTATATCAAATTGAAAAGCATTTGTCAAGAATTATTTTTAACATAGTCAAAGAAAGTTCTTGACACATGGTAAATTTTTTGATATAATATATCAAATGGAGAAAAATTAACTATGGAAAATATAGATTTCGCATATCTAATTATATTATCAATCGCAGTAATCAGTTCTTTTCTTGCTGGTAAGAAAGAAGGGATAGGAATAACACTCGATTACATGCGTGACCAAGGTCACATTGATTTTGAAGATTAGAAAAATAATACTTGACTTTTAAGTTCAATTTTGGTATAATATATATAAGTGAGTGAAGGGTTTCGCTCACATTTTTTATGCGTACCGCGAGGACGCAAGTGAATTTACCGAAAAGGGAATTTAGGAGGAAAATTAAATGAGTATAGATTTAAGTAAATTTTGGCTTGGACTAGATATGCCAACGCTTCCAACATACACGGAAACAGCATATCCTAGATATAATATAATCGAAAGTGGTGGGGACTATCGTATAGAGGTCGCCGTGCCAGGTTGGGATAAGAAAGAATTAGAGATTGTCTATGATGACAATGAGCTATTTCTAAAAGGGAAAAAGGAACACAAGCTCGATGCGGCTGAACGCTTCGTTCACCAAGGGCTTAGTCTGAAATCTTTTGAACGAAGATTTATTCTGAACGCAGACTTACAAGTAGACAAAGTAAATCTACAAGACGGATTACTGACAATCGCTCTGTCACGAACTCCTAGCTCTAAAAGGAAAATTTTGGAGATAAATTAAATGAAAGCATTAATGATGCAAGTTCGTGATAGTATATGTGAGAACGGCGAGTTCTGCCATGCCTTAGGACAAATATGTCTTTTGAGTTTTGGTGGTAGTGTCATAGTATTAAATGTGGCACAACTTACATAAGCTGTCAAGTTTTTCGAGGGGGTGTTTCTCACGAGTGAAAACCCCTTCACTTAATCAAGGAGACAATATGAAAACATCAGTAGAAGGATTAGCACTAATTAAAAAGTTTGAAGGACTTGAACTAGAGGCGTATAAATGCGCAGCTGGCGTCTGGACAATAGGGTATGGACATACCAAAGATGTGCAACCTGGCGATGTTTGGAGTGAGTCTCATGCAGACCATATGTTAGAGGTAGAACTAGAAGAATTCGAAGGATACATTAATGACAATGTGACTGCACCCCTATCCCAAAACCAGTTTGATGCCCTAGTATCTTGGGTATACAATCTCGGCCCAGCTAACCTAAAAGCTTCAACAATGCTCAAAGTATTAAACTCAGGCGACTATGAAGGCGTACCTGCGCAAATCAAAAGATGGAATAAAGCAGGTGGTAAAGTTCTTGAAGGACTTATTCGTAGGCGTGAAGCAGAAGCTCTACTTTTTATAGGTAGAGACTGGAATGAAGTTTAAGTTAACAAGTGAACAACTCGATGCGGCAGGTAAACATGCTGCACAGCGTGGTATGACACTTGAAGAATATATAGAAGAATTTATAGGATTAATACATGAACACAATAAAAACAACCCTGACAAACCTTTGGGATTGGATAAAGAGTCTATTTCAGACTAGGTATAAACTAACAGTAAGTTATAATTCAACATACGGCGATGCCGATGACCAGACTTTTATTGTCAAAAAATTCTATAGTAAGAAAGATAAATTTTTATCATTTAAGACAGATGATGATGAAACAGTAGAAATAAGAGGCGCAGAAGGTCTTAACTACAAAATAGAGGAAGTGTAATGCAACAATTTTTTATAGGTTTAATATTAGTCTTAGGACTAGGTTGTTGGTGGCTTTATAGCGAAAATGAAACACTAAAAGCAAACAATCTAAAACTAGAGTATGCAGTAGAAGAACAGAAACAAACTATTGCAACAATCAAAGAGAGCTACGAAAAACAGGGAGAAGCTCTCATGAATATGACAAGAGAAAATGCCCTGATAGAACAAGAAAAAGCAGAATATTTACAGATATTCTCCAGACACAATTTAGATGTCCTAGCACTGAAAAAGCCTGGGCTTATTGAAAACAGAATGAACAACGCAAGTGAACAAGTAATGGAGGGCATAGAAGATGACACTGAAAAATTATTCAACATTGGCAATCCTAGCACTGACTAGTGGTTGTTCTTTACTTCCCACAAAAGAAGTAGAAATTATTAGTAAACCAATTGAGGTTGAAATAATGCAGCCTACATTGCCACGACCTGTCGAGCTGACTGCACCGAAGTGGTATGTAGTAAGCGAAACACGTATTACAAACCCATGTGTAAAAGTAAATGATAAAAGACCTAAGTCTTGTGCGCCAGAGGATAGAGAAAATCCTGATTGGCCAGAAGGCTATACATATATGGATAAGTTCTTAGATGAAATGAAAGAACAGAACAATGGTGAGATATTGTTTGTTGCCACTACTATTGGAGATTACAAAGTAATGGCAGAAGATATGCAAGAACTCAAAAGATACATCAAACAAATGGGAGAAGTAATAATCTATTATCGTGAGGTCACTGTAAAAAATGATAAAAGCTCTGATTGATTACTTCCGAATGAATAGAGATTCTAACTTTTTAGAGAAACACCCTACTATACAAGGGAGATTTGAGCAATTAGAAGATTGGGTAGAAGATTTAGATGCAGGATACGCAGAATTAGAAGAAAGAATAGAAAAACTCGAAAAAATAGCACACCCTAAGTGTGGAATTGAAAGTTTTGATGGGTACAAGCCTTTAATAGAAAGACTTGATAAATTAGAAGTAATAGTAGCAGTACTAAAAAAGGAAAATGATGATAGATAGCGATAAATTAATAGACATACTTAAACAAGGAATAGTCCTTATTAAATTTAGAAGCTTAAAAAGTGGTAAAGTTTACGAAAGAGAATATACAACTCACCGTGATTTTATGCCTATAGATTTTAAACAGTCTGCATCTGACAAAATTATTTGTTATGATGTAGAGTTTAAAAAGATGGAGGATATAGATGTTTCTACTATAGAAAGCTATACTCCTCTTCAATTTATATCCTAGTAATTGGATATGAGACTCGAAAGAGTAGAAGGAGAGAAAGATGTTAGAATTCTTTCAATGGGTACAGGCTTGGATAGCTGTAATCCCAACAATCGTGTTGATTGCATCATTTATTGCTGCTATCACACCTACTCCAGTTGATGATGGCTGGATGAAAAAGGTCTACAAAGTTCTAGACTGGTGCGCACTTAATGTGGGTAAAGCAAAGGATAAGTAGACATGGCTGAAGGTGTAGATAATAGTAGAAATGAAGTCGAAATCGATTTAGATAAGTACATGGCACTTATTGAGAAACTTGATAAGTCCGAAGATACTATCAAAGAGATGAAGGCAGAAGCCGAAGCAGCTAGAAAACAGCTGGCACCTCCAAAGAGAAAGTTTATTGATTTATTTTTAGATGATAATGATATAAATGAGAAGTCTATTATAGGTTTCTTATCCTTCTTTCTCATGTTCGTATTCGGAACTTGTGACTTAGTTACAGCGTTCTGGGGTATGGACTTACTAATCTCCGATACTATTTACACCTCATTCGTAGTTGTAACCCTCGGAGCATTTGGTATCAGTGAGGCCGGCAAAGCCTTTGGTGGCAAATAAAAATAGTTCTTGACATTTGGTTAATTTTTCTGTATAATATACATTATGGAAAAAAATAACAAAAGCAAGAAAAACAATCAGGCGAACACTTCTAACTCTAACGAGGACAGAAGTGATCGCCTTTTTTGTGAGTACTGTGAGGGCACTCCAATGAAGGATTGCTCTGGATATAAATGTTGGATTAGATGAACTTATTTTACTTAGATGAAGATTTAGACAAGTGTGCGCAGTATCATGTCGATAAGCATATCGTCAAGATGCCACTAGAAGCTGCACAGCTTCTTTGTACAGCTGTATGGATTGACCATCTACTTGGATTTGTTCCTCGTGCGCTAAATGCAGAAGAAAGAGAAGTCTTAAACACTGCTAAAGCAGACATCAAACATTTACCAATGGAGGAAAGACCTTTGACTCCCTATCTGCCGATGATGTATAATCACCCTTGCACGATATGGACTAGGTCTAGCCTCGACAATTTTGAGTGGGTTCATTGTTACGCAAATGCCTTAAATGATGAATACAACTATCGTTATGGCAAATTACACAAGTCAGTGATTGAAGTAGTCAATAAACTGCCAGAACCTAAGAATATGCCCCGCAAGGGACTCACTCCTTTTGGCATGGCTATGCCAGACGAGCTGAAAGATGAAGATGATGTTATCGGCTCTTATCGTTTGTATTACCATACAGACAAAGCAACATTTGCCAAGTGGTCACATCGAGATACACCAGACTGGTGGGACGAAGGACTAGCTTGGACTGATAAAAGAATAACAGCAAAGTAATGGATTATATAGTAGGAATTATATTTACTATACTTGCAGGCATATTTGCTTGGGAGTCGTCTATGATAGTGCATGAACAAAAGCAAAGAAGATTCAACAAATCTGATGTTGAATATAGAGATGAGGATAACACATGAAAATAACAATTTATAGCAAACCAAACTGTCCATATTGCACTATGGCAAAGAACTTAGCAGAAATGAAAGGGGCTGAAGTAAGATACCTTATGCTCGGAGAGGACTTCGATGCAAAGGCATTTATGGCTGAATTTCCCACTGCTAGAACTTTTCCACAGATAGTGCTAAATGGAACAAAGATTGGTGGCTATCAACAACTGGAGAAAGAGATTGGCTGATTTTAAATTTAGAGAAGATGAAATACTAACAAAAGTAAGTAATCATATTATACAAACATATGATGCTCACTACTCTATGAATAAAATCCAATCTACTGAATTTATTGTAGACGCTGGGCATGGAGAAGGTTTCTGTATTGGAAACATTATCAAATATGCCCAACGCTATGGTAAGAAAAATGGTAAAAACCAAGACGATTTATTGAAAATAATTCACTACGCAATCATATTATTAGGGAGTGAAGATGGCAATAAAGAGTAAAGCACATGAAAAGTTATCTTTTGATAACATAGAACGAGTTATCCAACAACTCGAACAAGATAATCCTATCACAAAGAAAGAAGCTTGTGGTATGTTGAATATTAGGTATAACACGACCAGACTTCAACGAATTATCGAAGACCATCAAGAACTTAAACAGTTCCGTGAAACTAGAAAAGCACAGAACAAAGGAAAGATGGCAACTCAAGATGAGATTAGAAGTGTAGTAAAACTGTATTTAGATGGAGACAACATCTCAAGTATTGCTAACAGTTTATATCGTTCTCCTGCATTCGTAAAGAATATAGTAGAAAGAGTGGGTATTCCACAAAAGTTAGCAGATTCAGACTATGAAGGAATGAAGAAATCAATGCTGCCAGAGCAGTGTGTATCTTCGGAGTTTGATTATAATGAGAAAGTATGGTATCCAAAGAAAAATAGATTCGCACTAGTTAAGGACGAAATCACACAAAAGTATCAGTCAGAAAGACGTGGCTATCAGTGTTATGGCAATATAACACAGTGTGTAAATTACGAAGATAAATGGGGTAGTAAGTGCTACAAGGTATATGTATTAGACCCTTGTGATACTTCTCAAACATTATTTCCTTGGGTAGACGGAGAGAAAACAGGATTTTGGGGTACAGCCCTTGCACATGATTTAGGAAGTCTGAAACACTTACAGAAGTATTTATAATAAAAAGGATTAACAATGTTGGAAATATTTATAGCGTTCTACGCTGCAGGCGTAGGTATTGCTTGGTGGTCTCTTTGGCTACCAAGTTATAAAATTATAAAAGAAATAGCACCAAATAATATAATGGCAGTAAAGCCAATCATGTCGGGATTAATAGTATTAGTAGTTTTTACACTATTTTTCCCTTTTTTGGCATGGATAATATTATTTGAAGATAAAGTAGAAAGATTCCAAAATGGATTTATTAAAGGAGTATTAGGAATAAATGACGATAGAAAATAAGTATTCAACATATGTTGAGGGCAATAGAAGAGCCGATGTCATTAGAAAGAATGGTGACTGGGGTTGCAAGTTCTACGAAGATAATGAGTCAATAGGAGTAGAATGGTATCCAACCAAAAGCGAATCTTGGGCAGAAGACTGCGCTGAGAACTATGTCATGGGGATTAAGAATCTCTAGTGGCAATATGGTATATGAAACTATTAGACGAACAAAGAGGGGGTACTAGCATGTTTAGTGTGCCAGTAGATTATCCTCAAGAAATGTATGTAGAATCTGAAAATAAAAATCAAAAGTATAAAGGTTGGTTTTATGATTCAGACACTAAAAAATTCTACAGGTGGGATAACTTCCCAAGGAGTGAAAAATGAATTACTTACTAGATGCATTATGCAAAAAATTAGAAGGCGAAATAGCTATATACAAAGCCAATATACTTACATATCAAAGAAATTCAGTTGGTATAGGAGAACACCCCGATATAGTAGAGGCTATAGAAACTCAGGTTGCTAAATTAGCCGAAGCTGAAGATAAGTTGGGCGCAATCAAAAGACATTTTTCATAAG